CATAGAACAGCGATACCGGGCGGAGATTCACCGGTTCGAGCGGGAACGGTTTTACAAGCGGATATTTAAGCCGCCCTAAAAGGGGAAATCGGAGGAATAGCAATGAAACGCGGAAAAGTAATTTCGATCTTGCGTTTTTTCAGCACGATTGACAGGGAAATTCAAATGAACAACGCGACCATTCAAGACCTGAACGACCGATATTACATAACGGTGGGCGCGGTCAATATGGACGGGTTGCCGCACGGAAAAGGCGGAGTTTCAAAGCCGGTTGAACGAGTGGTGGAGAATATACCTGAATATGTCCGAAAAAAGATTGCGGGAAAACAACGCCGGAATCGGCGGCTGGAGGAATTGGGAACCGCTATCGGGCGGGAACTGGACCGACTGAATTTCTATGAAAAAGCGGTTGTTTTGTGGTTCTACTTGGACGGCGCAACATGGGAACAGATTTCGGGACGGTTAAATTACAGCCCCCGGCAATGTCGGAATATCCGCGACAAGGCACTTGACCGGCTGGGAAATCAATTTTCGGCGAATAAAACGATTTTTAGATTCAAATTTCCCGAAAAATAAGATTGCCACCCATTGCCTGTTTTTTCTGCTATAATTGCTATTGTGGAAAATTGAAACAACGATTCGGGCGCGTGATTCCCCCGCCGCCCGGCGATCACCGGAAACGGACCTTGCTTTTTGCGAGGTCCGTTTTTGCGTGCGCTTCCGCGGAGCCGTCCAGAACGGAAAATGAAAAACAAACGAAAGGGGGTGCGCGGCGCATGGCAAGAGATCGAAGCCCGGAGCGGGACAAAGCCCGGCAGATTTGGCTTGATTCCGGCGGGAAAATGTCGGCGAAAGAGGTTGCGGAAACCGTCGGCGGCGTGAAGCCTGAACAGGTCCGAAAATGGAAAAGCCTTGATTCATGGGCCGCGGCCCTTGAAGCACAAAAGCCGCCCCGAAAACGCGGCGGACAACCCGGCAATAAGAACGCCGCCGGTTCAGGCGCGCCCGCGGGGAACCGAAACGCTGAAACACACGGCGCATATTCGGCGGTTCGGCTGGAGGACTTGGCCCCGGAACAGCGGGACTATATAGAGAAAATCACGCTGGACACGAAACAGAATATGCTTGCCGAATTGCAGTTGCTCATAGCAAAAGAATTCGACTTGCAAAACAAGATTGCGGAATTGGAAGCGGCGCAGGCCGGAAGCCTTTTCGTTGATCGAGTGGTTGAAGTGAGAACGCCGAAAGGTCAAGAACGGCTGAATCAGCAGCTTGAAAAGCTGGCAAGCCTGCAAGCGGAAGAAGAATCCTTGCGTTGGGACATGGAGATTCAGCAAGGGAAGCCGCCCACAAAGCAACAGCAAAAGCGCCTTGAAAGCCTGCAACGTGAAATTGCGGCCTTGCAGGACACCACAGGAGACAAGGCGCGGGACTTAGAAAAGGCCGCATATATAACGGCAACACAGACAGTCATACAGGCAAGCGCGTTCGACCGGACAATGAAGCTTGAAGCGGAGTTGAACAAGATACACGGACGCATTATAAAACTGCTTGATTCCATAAAGGGTTATGAATTGGAGAGCCGCCGGGTGCGCCTTGAAGAACGCAAATACAACCTTGCAAAGCAAAAGCTATCGGGTGCATACGAAATCGACACAGAAACGGGAGAGATCAACGACGAACAGGACGATTTCAACCCTGAATTGGAGGTTTAGCGGGAAGAAATCGCCGCCCGCCGCGGGTCCTTTCGGCGCTCCTGCAAGGCTTGCGGGTTCGGGACCCCGCCGTTTTTTTAGCCACAAAAATTTTTTGAACGCTTCCGCTCTTTGGGGGCGTTTTTGGCATGGGGGAGGTTATCGAAAACAGGAGCGGAAAGAGGGTGCAGGGCTTGAAACTTTACGACGTGAAAGCGGTTGCCCGGTTTTTGGACGTGTCCGAACGCCGGGTGCGGCAGTTGCGCGACGAAAAAGTGATTGCAGAGGTCCGGCCCGGCCTGTATGACCTGATCGACACGAACCACCGGGATATAAATTACCTACGGAAGCGGAACCCGGAAAGCGAATCGACGGTTGACTATAACACCGAACGCGCCTTGCTGGTGCGGGCAAAGCGGAAAAATGAAGAATACGAATTGCAGTTGAAAGAAAACAAGCTTCACGCGGCGGAGGACATAGAAGCCGTTATGACGGATATGCTTGTAAATTTCAAATCGCGCCTTATGGCGATTCCGTCGAAGCTTGCGCCGGTTCTATGCAAGAAAACAGATAAGGCCGAAATTTTCGCCTTGCTGAAAGATCACATCGACGAAGCCTTGATGGAACTTGCAGACTTCAAAACAACGTTCGGGGAAAGGGCAAACGATGAAGAAAGCGACGGTTGATCTATTCACGCACATTTTTTCCGTCCTTGCCCCGCCGCCGGACATGACTATTTCGCAATGGGCGGATGAATACCGCCGTCTTTCCTCTGAATCGTCGGCGGAGCCGGGGCGGTGGAGGACTTCAAAAGCCCCGTATCAGCGTGAAATTATGGACGCGGTTTGCGATATGCGCGTTCAAAAAATCGTCATTATGTCGGCGGCGCAGATCGGGAAAACCGACGCGCTGATTCTAAACCCTATCGGCTACTATATGCACTATGACCCGTCGCCGATCATGGTAATGCAACCGACAATTCAGATGGCGGAAACGTTCAGCAAAGACCGCCTTTCCCCTATGCTACGCGACACGCCGGTTCTACGGGACCGGGTGAACGACAAGAGCCGGAACAGCGGAAACACGATCTTGCAAAAGATTTTCCCCGGCGGTCATGTCACGATGGTGGGCGCAAATTCCCCGTCGTCCCTTGCTTCCCGCCCGATCAGGATTCTGCTGGCGGACGAAATCGACCGATACCCGGCGACCGCAGGCAATGAGGGCGACCCCCTCTTGCTTGCGGGAAAGCGGCTTGCCACCTTTTGGAACAAAAAAGAGGTATGCGTAAGCACGCCGACGGTCAAGGAAACGTCGAGAATAGCCGTCGAGTATGAGCATAGCACACAGGAAGAATGGAACGTGCCTTGTCCGGTATGCGGCGAATTTACGCCGCTGACATGGGGGAATATCCGATTCGACAAGAACAATCTTGACGAAATCGGGCATTGTTGCCCGGCCTGCAAAAAGGTTTCAAGTGAAATCGAGTGGAAAGAGCAATCGCAAAAGGGGAAATTCATTGCAAAATATCCCGACAGAAAGGTTCGGGGCTTTCATTTGAACGCCCTTGCTTCCCTGTTTGTTGAGTGGCGGGAGGTTGTCGAAAAATTCCTAACAGCGAACGAAGAGAAGAAAAAGGGCAATATAGAACTTCTCAAAGCGTGGACAAATACCGAAATGGGGGAAACGTGGGAAGAGGACGGACAGCAGATCGAAACGGACGACCTTTACGCCCGGCGGGAAGAATACGGGTGCGAGGTCCCGGAAGAAGTGCTGGTGCTGACCGCAGGCGTTGACGTGCAAGACGACCGATTTGAAATTGAGGTTGTCGGATGGGGTACGGACAAAGAAAGCTGGGGTATTCGGTATCAGGTTATTTACGGCGACCTGAAACGCCAGCCGGTATGGAACGAACTTGACGCATTTCTTTCGCAGACATTCACGACAGCGGACGGGCGGCGGCTGAAAATCATTTGCGCTTGCGTCGATTCCGGCGGACACTTCACGACGAACGTTTACCGGTTCTGTAAGGAGCGGACAGCCCGCCGCGTATTCGCTATTAAGGGCAAGGGCGGCGCGGAGGTCCCCTATTTTGGGAAGCCGTCAACATCAAATATTGTAAAAGCCCCCCTTTTCACGGTGGGCGTTGATACCGGCAAGGCGCTATTGTATCAACGGCTGGCGGTGAAAAAATGGGGGCCGAATTTTTGCCATTTTCCGGCGGAAGAGGGCCGCGGCTATACGGAAGAATATTTCCGGGGGCTGACCGCTGAAAAAATGGTTGTCACCTACAAGAAAGGCCGGGCGCAATACGTCTGGCGGCTGAAAGACGACGGGGATAAACGGAATGAGCCGTTAGACATTCGGAATTATGCAACCGTCGCTTTGGAGATTGCAAACCCGATTTTGAAGAAGCCGGAACGGGACACGCCAGCCGCCACGACCCGAAAACGCGGCAGGCGGTCAAGAACGAATGGGGGGATTTCCTAAATGGCAACGAAAAAGCCGAAAACAAAAATCGAAATTGCGCGGTATCACCTGAACGCATGGCTGGAAGCTGAATTAGAGGTAACGACACATCAAAGTTACAAAATCGGTTCGCGGAGCCTGACACGGGCGGACCTTGCGGAGATCAGGAAGCAAATTGAATTTTGGCAGAATCAGGTGGCGAAATTGGAAAACGCCGAAAAGCGCGGCGGTAGAAACCGCGTATTGCGGGCGGTCCCGCGGGACCTGTAAAGGCGGTGAAGCGGATTGAATGTGCTTGACAGAATGATTTCCGCCGTGTCGCCGGAACGGGCCGTTCGACGGGCGGCGGCGCGGCAAAAGCTGAAAATCCTTGACAGCGGTTACGGAAATTACGGCGCGTCGCATACAAAAAAATCCCTTATGGGCTGGCTGTATGGCGGCGGGTCCGCGAAAGAGGATATTCAAGAAAACCTTTCGACGTTGCGCCAGCGTTGCCGTGATCTTTACATGGGCGTTCCTCTTGCTACCGGCGCGCTGAAAACTTGCCGGACAAATGTTGTCGGCCCCGGCCTACGCTTGAAAAGTCAAATCGACTATGAGTTTTTGGGAATGACGGAAGAGGAAGCCCGCGCCCTTGAAAGCAAGATCGAGCGGGAATTTGCTTTGTGGGCCGATTCTCCCGCGTGCGATTTGGAGCGGCTGGACAATTTTTACGAACTGCAACAGCTTGCTTTTTTGAATTGGCTTATGTCCGGCGACGTTATCGCAACGTTGCCGGTCACACGGCGGGCAAATATGCCCTATGACCTCCGAATCTGTCTGATTGAAGCGGACCGGTTGAGCAACCCGGACGGGGACACCAGCGACCCGCACATTGTCGGCGGCGTTGAAACGAACGACGCGGGGGAGGTTGTCGCATACCATATCAGCAAACACCACCCCTTGTCCTATGACCTGACCGAAACCGGCTGGACGCGGGTTGAAGCTTGGGGAGAAAAAAGCGGGCGGCGAAATGTGCTTCACATCATGAATCGGGAACGAATCGGACAGCGGCGCGGCGTGCCGTTCCTTGCGCCGGTTATTGAAGCCCTGAAACAGTTGGGGCGATATACCGACGCTGAACTTGTCGCCGCCGTCGTTTCGGGAATGTTTACCGTGTTCATCGAAAAAGAATCCGCGTCCAGTGACGCGGGTTTTGGTGAGATCATACCGGAAGAAGAACAGGTAGACGCGGCGGACGACGGAACGATTGAACTTGCGCCCGGCGCAATCGTGGATTTGAACGAGGGCGAAAAAGCCCACGACATGAACCCCGGCAGGCCGAACACGGCTTTTGAAGGGTTCGTTGTTGCTATTTGTCGGCAGATCGGCGCGGCCCTTGAAATCCCCTATGAACTGCTGGTGAAGTGCTTCAATTCGTCTTTCACAGCTTCCCGCGGCGCGCTTTTGGAAGCGTGGAAAATGTTCCGAATGTATCGGACATGGCTTGCAAATGATTTTTGCCAGCCCATTTATGAAGAGTGGTTCGCGGAAGCCGTCGCAGCTGAATTTGCCTATATACGAAAAGCCCGCCGAAAGGCGGGCTTTTTGCATTTTAGAGCAAAAAGGAGGACAAATCCATGACGAGCGACGAATACTACGCGCTGCTGAAGGAGGCCCACGAGCGCGTGGACTGGTCCAGCCGGGACAGCATCCACGCCTACAACGAGTACGCCCGCGAGCTGCGGAAGCAAGTGTCTGAGGAGGCTGACAAGTAATGTTTCTGGTAAAAGACCTGCTCCACACCCAATACGACGTGGAGCAAATCCATGATACGAAGGACGTTCTGGACATTATCATCGGTATCACTGGCAACGACCAGCTCAGCGATGTAGACCATGTTCTCAGCCAGATGAACTTCGGCGACGTGTTCACGCGAGTTCCCTACTTCAAAGTGTGGTGTGTTCCT